ATGAGCGGGGCGGGGCGAGAGGAGCGCGAAGGATCGCGGCTGAACAGCACAGCGGCAGAGGACCGCAAGCAGAGCAAGCGGCGCGTGCGCTGGTCAAAGACACGGCGCCGCCGGTTCCTGGAAGAGTTGGCGTTGACGTGCGACGTGCGGCGGTCGGCGGCGATCGTGGAGCAGACCGACAGCAGCGCACGCCGGCTGCGGGCGCGCGAACCCGCGTTCGCGCAACAATGGGAACAGGCGTTCGATGCCGGGCGACAGCGTCTGGAGGAGGAACTGGTCGCCAGGTCCCTGCGACAGGTACCCGCCGCCGGCGGCCCGGGGAAGGCGGGTATGGAGATGCCTGCCGATGAGGATGCGGACGGCTTCGACACGGCGCTGGCGCTCAAGCTGCTGGCGCTGCGGCGGGCGCGCACGCGACAGGATCGTGCGACCTGTTCACCGGCGGCGACGCAGGAGGAACTGGATGCGGCGCTGTTCCAGCGGCTGGTAGCTTTGGGCGAGCGGCTGGCGGGGAGCCGAGACGCCGCGGAGCGGGAGGCGGCGGATAACCGCCGGATCGTGGAAGCGGCGGCGTCTGGCGGGGGGCGATCGTGACGCGGCGTGCGAAGCCCGGTGCCGCGCTGACGAACGAGATGCGGGCATTGGCGGTGCGTGGCCTGTCGCGATTGCCGCATGGGGAGATGAAGGTGCAACTCGAGGCGCTTCCGCCGGCCGAGCGCGTCGCCATGATGCGCGACTGGACGGGCTGGGCGCATGACGGGCAGGTGGCACCTCCAGGCGACTGGCGCGTGTGGCTGATCCGGGCAGGCCGCGGCTTCGGCAAGACGCGGGCAGGTGCCGAGTGGGCAGTGGCGATGGCGCGTGCCTGCGCAAACGCCCGGGTCGCGCTGGTCGGTCACACGGTGGCAGACGGGCGCGCGGTGATGGTGGAGGGGCCGAGCGGCGTGCTGGCAGTGGCGCGAGCGGGCGGCGAGCGCCCGCAATGGCGGCCGACCAGCGGCGAGGTGCGCTTTGCGAACGGGGCGGTGATGACGCTGTATTCGGCGGAAACACCCGAAGCGTTGCGCGGACCCGAACATTCCGCGGCCTGGTGCGACGAACTGGGCAAGTGGCGAGGCGTGTCCGGGATCGCCGCCTGGGACAATCTGGCCATGGGGCTGAGGATCGGAGACGCGCCGCGGATCGTGGTGACCACGACGCCCCGGCCGACCATGCTCGTCCGCCGGCTGACGACCATGGCGGACTGCGTCCAGACGGTGGGGCGGACGCGGGCGAACATGCACTTGCCGCCCGCCTTCGTGGCAGCGGTGGAAGCGCAATATGGCGGCACCCGGCTGGGACGGCAGGAACTGGAAGGCGAGCTTCTGGAGGATCTGGCGGGTGCGCTCTGGACACGCGACCGGATCGAACACTGCCGCGTGGATGCGGTGCCCGAGATGCGGCGCGTGGTGGTGGGCGTGGACCCGCCGGCCGGCACCGATCGCGACGGGGAAGGGGACGCTTGCGGCATCGTGGCGGCGGGGCTGGGCCGCGACGGCAAGGGCTATGTGCTGGAGGACGCCAGCGTGCGTGGCTTGTCGCCGGAAGGCTGGGCGCAGGCGGTGGCGGCCTGCGCGGCGCGGCACGGTGCCGACCGGGTGGTGGCGGAGGTGAACCAGGGCGGCCGCATGGTCGCAAGCGTGCTGGCCGCCGCCGACGCCGGGCTGGTGGTGTCGCGGGTGCGCGCCATACTGGGCAAGGGCGCACGGGCGGAGCCGGTGGCGCTCCTCTATGAACAGGGGCGGGTCCGGCACGTGGGGGCGATGCCGGACCTAGAGGACGAGCTCTGCGGCCTTGTGGTCGGCGGCAGCTATGCCGGGCCTGGGCGGTCGCCGGACAGGGCGGACGCGTGCGTCTGGGCGCTGTCGGAGCTGATGCTGGGACAGCGGGGAGAGGCGTCGGTCCGGGTGCTGGGGTGATCCTTTTCCGCAAAGGGGAGGGGGGACGAGGAAGCGGTGAAGGGGGCGGAAACCCGAGCGTCCGAGCGGTCAGCCTCCTCCGTCACGCAGTCGCGTGCGACCTCCCCCTGGCGGCGGATGATCGGGGACTGACTTTATCCTCCGCTGCGGGCGAGGACTAAACAGGAGAAAGCGGATGGGTTGGTTCGGTCGAAGGACCGGGCGCGAGGGTGCGCGTCCGGTGCTGGGGCGGTCTGCGCTGAGCCCCGTGGGCGGCGGCCCGCTGGGTCAGTGGGCGGAGAATTACGAGGCGCAGGTGCGCGATGCCTATTGCCGCAACGCGGTGGCGCAGCGCGCCGTCCGGCTGGTGGCGGAGGCGTGCGGGTCCGTGCCGGTCGAGGCGAGCGACCCGGCGCTGCTGTCGCTGGTCACGCGGCGCGGGGCCGCCGGAAGCGTGCTGGAAACGGCGGCGGCGCAGATGCTGCTGCACGGCAATGCCTACCTGGCCGTGCTGCGGGACGAACAGGGTGACGTCGCGGAGCTGATGCCGTTGCGGCCCGAGCGGGTGCGCGTGGAGCTGGATGCGGCGGGATGGCCGGCGGCGTGGCGATACCAGGTGGGCGCGGGCGTGCAGCGGCTGTCGGCCGATCCGGAGCGGCCCGACCTCGTACACCTGCGCGGGTTCAGCCCGGTGGACGACCATTACGGCACCGGCTGTCTGGGGGCGGCCGCCGGTGCCGTTGCGATCCACAATGCGGCGACGCGTTGGCACAAGGCGCTTCTGGACAATGCGGCGCGGCCGTCGGGTGCGTTGGTCTATGACCCCGGCGATGGCGGGACGCTGTCGCCGGAACAGTTCCGGCGGCTGAAGGAGGAGATGGAAGCCGGTTTCCAGGGTGCCGCCAACGCCGGCCGCCCGATGCTGCTGGAGGGCGGGCTGAAGTGGCAGGCCTTGTCGCTGTCCCCGGCCGAGATGGATTTCGCGGGCACAAAGGCGGCGGCCGCGCGCGAGATCGCGCTGGCGTTCGGCGTGCCGCCGATGCTGCTGGGACTGCCGGGCGACTCCACCCACGCCAACTACCGGGAAGCCAACCGGGCCTTGTGGCGGCTGACTGTGCAGCCGCTGGCGGGTGCGGTTCTTGGCGGGATAGCGGACGGGCTTCGCGGCTGGTTCCCGGAAGCCAAGCTGGTGATAGACCTGGATCGCGTGCCGGCATTGGCCGAGGATCGCGAGCGGCTCTGGCGATCGGTGGCGGCCGCGAACTGGCTGAGCCCCGAGGAGAAGCGCGAAGCGATCCGGCCCCGGGGGCTCGCATGAGCGCGCAGTGGGGAAGCGGCGACGTTCTGGCGCAGTTGATGCGGCAGGGAGCGGAACGGGGCGCTGACTTGGTGACGCTGCGCGCCATCGCGGAGGAGGCGGGTGACCTGGGCGCGACGCGCGCCATGGCCCGGATCGGCCTGTCGGACGCGGGAGCGGGCGGCGACGTGCGCGAGCTTCGGGAACTGTTGGCGGCATGGCGCGACGCCAAACGATCCGCGTGGAAGGCCGCGATCGGCTGGGTGACGCGGGGTGCGGCGGCGCTGCTGCTGGCCGGGCTGGCGTTGAAGCTGGGCCTGGACGGATGGCTCAAGTGACGGTGCGGTTCGGCGGCTATGCCGCGATTTGGGACCGGGCGGACCGGGCCGGCGACGTGTTCCGGAAGGGCGCGTTCGGGGAGCGGCGGCTGGTTCCGCTCCTTTGGCAGCATCGCGGAGCCGCGGTGGGCGAGGCGGCGGTCAGCGAGGACGATCGCGGCCTGCGCGTGGACGGTGTGATCCATGACGCGAGCGCCGCGACGCTGGTGCAGGGCGGTGCCGTTGCGGGCTTGTCGGTCGGGTACCGGCCGCTCGCCGTCCGGCAGGGCGCCCGCCGGGAACTGACGCGCGTGGCGCTGGCGGAGGTGAGCCTGGTGGCGGTGCCGATGCAGCCGCTCGCCAGGATCAATCAGGTTTTCAACGGAGGAAGTGGGGAATGACCGAGGCAGTGGTGATTGCGCGTCCGGTGCTTGAGGGTGCCGTGGAGCGAGCGAGCGGGTTCGAGGGCTATGTGCGGCAGGGCACGACGCTGGAGCTGAAGGCGTTCGCGGGTGTCACTGGCGACAGCGGCGGCTTTGCCGTGCCCCGCGAGATCGACGCGGAGATCGACGCGCTGGTCAAGGCCGCCTCGCCCATCCGGCAGCTGGCAAACGTAGTACGGGTGGGCACCGCGGGATATCGCAAGCTGGTGACCACGGGCGGCACGCCGTCCGGCTGGGCGGCCGAAACGGCCGCACGACTGGAAACGGCGACGCCGGTGTTCCAGGAGATCGCTCCGCCCATGGGCGAACTCTATGCGAATCCGTCGGCATCCCAGGCGATGCTGGACGACGCGGCGTTCGACGTGGAGCAGTGGCTGGCTGGCGAGATCGCGGCCGAGTTCGCCAAGGCGGAAGGCGCGGCATTCATTACCGGCAACGGCGTGGCGCGGCCAAAGGGGTTCTTGACCTATCCGATCGCCGCCGCGGCGGACGGCGCGCGAGCGTTCGGGACGATCCAGCACGTCGCCAGCGGCGCGGCCGGCGATTTCGGGGCCAGTCCGCAGGAACGGCTGATCGACCTCGTGCAGTCGCTCCGCTCGCCCTATCGGCAGGGCGCGAGCTTTGTGATGAACGCGGCCACCATGGCGCGCATCCGCAAGTTCAAGACCAGCGACGGTGGTTTTGTGTGGCAGCCGAGCCTGGCGGCAGGCCAGCCGGCGACGCTGCTAGGGTATCCGGTGCTGGAAGCGGAGGACATGCCCGACATCGCCGCAGGGGCCGCGGCGATCGCATTCGGCAACTTCAAGCTGGGCTATGTCATCGCCGAGCGCAGCGAGACCGCGATCCTGCGGGATCCGTACAGCAACAAGCCCTTTGTCAGTTTCTACGCCACCAAGCGCGTGGGCGGTGCCGTGACCAACTCCGAAGCGATCAAGGTGATGCGGTTCCAGGTCAACTGACGGCCGGCGGGGGCCGGGCCGTGCCCGGCCTCCCCGTTCGACGTCATGGATGCAGGAGGAGGAATAGACATGGCAGACCAGTTCCAGTTCGTCGCCGATCAAGTATCGGCGCCAGCCACCCGCGGGGTGGCGGTGGTGCCCCACGACACCAATCCGCTGGCGGACCTGCCCAAGGCGCTATGGGTGGGCACGGGAGGCAACCTGACGCTACGGGGCAGCGGCGGAAGCGGTGACGTGGTGCTGAAGAACGTTGCCTCGGGCAGCGTGGTGCCGTTCCGGGCGCAGTTCTTGCGGGCCACGGGCACAACTGCCGCCGACATCGTGGCGCTGTTCTGATGGGAAGCTTCTGGCTGGGCCCGGGGCTTGCCCTGAGGCACGGAAGAGGCGGGGAGGCCGGAACACCTGCTCCGACGCCAGCACCGACACCCACGCCCACGCCCACGCCCACGCCCGCGCCCACGCCCACGCCAACAGCGTCAGCGGCACCGTTCGATTTTTCGGGGGGAGCGATGCCCGCTGGCGCGTTGCTGACGCGGGCATCGGCGGCGTGGACGCTGGGAGCGGACGGGCGGCTGGCATCGGTGCCGATGGACGCGGCCCGGTTCGACCACCAGCCGGGCGGGAGCCTGCGCGGTTTGATGGTGGAAGCGGCGGCGACGAACCGGCTGCTCCAGTCGCAGGCGCTGGGCACGGCGCCCTGGACAAGCTCGCAGGCGGCGGTGGCGGCAGGATCGGGCACGGGCCCTCATGGCAGCGCGTGCGACCTGGTGGTGGAACTGAGCGGCGCAGGGCCGCACGGCGTGCTCCAGACGGTTGCCGTATCCAGCGGGCAGACCGTGACGTTGTCGGCGTTCTCGCGGGCGAGTGGACGGAGCCGCGGCGTGCTTCGGCTGCGGAGCGCGGGCACGGTCGCCCATGCGGCCTTTGACCTGGCGGCGGGGACCGTGACCGGGCTCGGCGGGAGGGCCTCTATCGCGCCGCTTCCGGGCGGATGGTTCCGCATCTCCGCCTGGGGCGTGGCGGATGCGGCGAGCCTTGAGGCGGGGCTGCTGATTTCCGATGCCTCAGGGTCGGAGAGCTACCCGGCAACGGGAGCGGGCGGCATCTTCCTGTGGGGCGCGATGGTGGAAACGGGCGCCGGCGCCACGAGCTATGTCGCGAGTGGCACCGCTCAGGGTGCGCGAGCGGCCGACCGGCTGGAACTGGACTGGGGTGGACAGGGAACGGCCGATGGCGCGGCCACCGTCCGGCACCGCTTCGACGATGGAAGCACGCAGGACGTGGGCGTGGTCGTGTCTGGCGGGCGGGCCGTGGTGCCCATGCCGCTTGATCGCGCCTGGCTGCGCCGGACCGAGATGGTCTGAAGGGAGGCAAGATGGCGGGGGAGATACCGGCGACTGTCCTGGCGGCAGCCGCAGCGGCGGCGCGCGCCCATGCGCGGGCCGAACAGGGCGTCGATGGCGATGCGGTGTGGCTGGACGTGGCAAGTGCCGCACTGGAGGTAGCGGAGGCGTTCCTGGGCGTGCGGCTGATCGCGCGGGACCTGGAGGAACGGGTGGCCGCGACGGGCGGGTGGCGGATGCTGTTGGCCATGCCTGTGGCGGCGATCACCGAGGCACGCGGCACCAACGGTGCGCTATCGCCGGACGCCTGGGCGGCGGACGTGGACGCGGACGGGCGGGGATGGGTGCGCGTGAGCGGCCCGGGCGCCGCGACGGTCACCTGTCATGCGGGCTTGGCGGCATCGTGGGACGGGCTGCCGGCAGGAGTGCGGCAGGGCATAGCGATGCTGGCCGCGCACCTGTTGGCCGAGCGCGGGGGCGCGGCGCCGCCCGCGGCCGTAGCCGCGCTCTGGCGACCCTATCGGCAAATCCGGTTGATGGAGCGGCGGGCATGAGCGCCCGGGAACGCCTGAAAATGGCGGCCCTGGCGCGGCTGCAAGCCGTGACCGGCCTGACTGTGTTCGACGCGCCGCCCGTGCGCGCCAGCCTGCCCCATGCGGTGCTGGAGGAGCCGGAACTGGCTCTCTGGGGCGCGGCGGGCCTTCGGGCCTTCGAGGGTCGGCTGGTGCTTGTCCTGCACGATGCGGGCGAGCGGCCGGTGCGATTGCGCGTGCTGGGGCAGGCGGCGGAGGACGCGCTGGGCGACATGGGCGGCGAGATCGGCGGTGGATGGCGGTTGCCGCGCTGCCGGCTCGTGCGAAGCCGGCTGGTGCGCGCGAGCGGCGGGGATCGCTGGCGCTGGACCAGCGAGTTCGCGGTGAAACTGTTTCGAACGGATGGGTAAGGGAGGGGAGCATGGCGGTTGAAAAGGGATCGGCGTTCCTGCTGAAGGTGGGAGACGGCCAGCCCGTGCCGGCATTCGCGACGGTGGCGGGGATGCGCGCCACGCAGGTTTCGGTGAACGGCGAGGCGGTGGTTGTGACGCACAAGGACTCGGGCGGCTGGCGGCAGCTGCTGTCCGGCGCGGGCGTGCGGTCGGTGAGCGTGTCCGGGTCGGGCGTGTTCACCGGGTCGGCGGCCGAGGCGCGGGTGCGGGCATCCGCACTGTCGGGCGTGCTGGACGATTACCGTATGACCTTCGAAGGTGGCGAGAGCCTGATGGGTCGCTTCCTGGTGACGCGGCTGGATTACTCCGGCGACTTCAACGGCGAGCGCGCCTACGCGCTGACGCTGGAAAGCTCCGGCCAGGTGGTGTCGGCATGAACGGGATGGCGAACCCCGTGCGCGGAGAGGCATCGCTGCGAGCGGCCGGGTGCGAACTCAGGCTCAGGCCAAGCTTCGCGGCCCTGGTGGCGGCGGAGGAGGAGCTGGGCCCGCTGTTCGCGCTGGTGGAGCGGGCGGCGGACGGCGGGCTGACGCTGAAGGAGACGGCTTCGCTCTTCTGGCACTGCATCGCCGACCGGCCGGAAGGGCTGACGCGCGAGGGGCTGGGAGAGGCGATGGCAGCCGGCGGGCTGGCAGCGGCTGCTCCCGTGCTGCGGCGGCTCCTGACGCAGGTGTTGGCGGGGCAGTGATGCCCGCAGAGGAGGCCGTTTTTCCTTGTGTCTCCGCAGAGACGGAGGGCCATGCGTGGTCCCCTCCTGAGCAGGGGCACAAGGAAGGGTTTGCAGGCCGTGCCGAACGGCTGGCTGGGTTCGCGGGGGCGGTGCTGGGGTGGAGCCCGGATGCATTCTGGCGGGCCACGCCGGCGGAGCTGCTGACGGTGGTTCGCGCGATAGCGGGAGCGCCGGAGGACGCGGCGCCGCCGGACGCGGGGGTGGTCGCGGCGATGAGGGAAAGGTTTCCCGATGGATGATCTGAACGAGATGATGGTGCGGGTGCGCGCCGATCGCGAAGGTTTCGCACGCGAGGTGGCGGGGATGCGCGATGCGCTGGAAGGTGCGCTGGAGGCGGGCGCGGGTCGTGGCGGCCGCGCGATCGAGGGCGCGCTGCTGCGGGCGGTAAGGACCGGAAAGCTGGGGTTCGATGACCTGAAGGCGTCGGCGCTCCGGGTGATGGACGAGATCGCGGCGGCGGCGCTGAAGGCCGGGATCGGCGCGATCCTGGGTGGCGGCAGTCGGGAAACGGGGGGGCGGGGAGTCGGCGTCGGGGGCGGCATCGGTGGCCTGCTGATCGGGCTGGCAGGATTGCCGGGGCGGGCGACTGGTGGGCCAGTGGCACCCGGCCGTGCCTATCGCGTGGGGGAACAGGGCCCGGAGCTGTTCGTGCCGACTGCCACGGGGCGAGTGGTGCCGAACGGGGACAGCGGAGGCGGCGCGCGGAACGTCCGGGTAGCGATCACGGTGAATGCCGGAAACGGCGTGGCAGCGCCGGAAGCGCTCTCACGGTCCGGTCGGCAGGTGGCGCGCGCGGTCAGGGCGGCGCTGAGGGAAGAATAGGGTCCTCGCCTCGGCGCGACGTGAGCCTGCCCCTTCACCGCCGCTGCGCGGCCGCCCTTCCCCGATCGCGTTCGGGGAGGATCAAGACAAGAAACGGAGATGCCGGGTGGCACATTGGCTGATGGACCAGCGCACGGTCCAGACGGAGGGATGGCTGACGCGCTTCGACGCGCGCTACTGGACGGTCAACTTCCCGCGGCCGATGATGGCGGCGGTGACGACGCCCGAGCCCGACGCGCTTAGGGTGGATGCCGTATTCTACGGCGCAGGCGATCTGGCGGGTCTGATCTGGGAGGCGGAGGACCGGCACGATCATCCGCTGCTGCAGTACCAGACCGATCGCGACTTCCGGGGCTGCGTGCTGCGGTTCCGGTGGCGATCGTCGGGGTGCAAACCCCTGGATGCCGTGCACGGCCCGACGCTGACGATCGAGGGGCGGGACGCGGCCGGCGTTCCGCGCGCCTGGTACGTGCGGTTGTGGAACTATGCCCAGGGCAGCCCCGAGGACGCCGAGGTGCGGCTGGACTTCGCGGCGCTAGAGGGCGGGTTCCTGTTGCCGGGAGAGGCGGATCCAGTCTGGGCCGGCGACGTGGACCGCATGTTCGTGTCGCTGGTGGCGCCGGGCTATACGGGAACGGACGTGCCGCTTGCCGAGCCGGCGGAGGGCTGGATCGAGCTTACGGGCATGGCTTGTGCAGGGCCGGGCGCGGTGCTGGCTGTCGGCGATGCGGTGGTGCCGCCGCATGGTATGCGGATCGCGAGCGGCTATGACGACAGCTATCACCTGACGCCCACCCGTCTTCTGGAAAACGCGCTTCACCTCGGCTATCGCGGGAACATCGTCCATTATGTGGGGATGAGCCATTACTTCCGCTTGAGCGGCGGCAAGGTGGTTCATGGCGCAAACGTGCTGAACGTCGCAACCCGGGCGTGGCACCGCGACTTCGCCGAGCGGGCAAAGGCACTGGGATACGGGATCATCTGGTCGCTCAGCTACGAGCTGTTCGACGAGCATTGTCCCGAGGCGTGGAAGCAGCGAGCCGCGAACGGCATCCCTGGCCTGACGGGTTGGTTGCCGCCATCGGCGCTGCTGTCGCCCGCCAATGGAGCCGCCATGGCCTATCTCCGGGCGGTGGCGCGCGCGTTCATCGGGATCGGGCAGTCCGCGGGACTGGTTCCGCGTTTCCAGGTCGGCGAGCCATGGTGGTGGGTCGTGCCGGAAACAGGCGAGCCCTGCCTGTACGACGATGCGGCGCGGGCGGCGTTCGCGCCGGTGCCGATCGCAAGCGTGCGCGGCAGCCTGGATGCGGCGCAGCAGGCGACGCTGGACCGAGCGGGATCGTTGCTGGCGGCGAGCACGACCGCGCTGGCGGACGCAGCGCGCGAGGAGGCACCGGGATGCGAGTGCCTGTTGCTGGCGTACCTGCCCACCGTGCTGGACCCGCTGGCGCCGGAGGCAAAGCGGATGAACCTGCCGCTGGGATGGGCAAGTCCGGCCTTCGACGTGCTCCAGCTGGAGGATTACGATTGGGTCACGGGCGGTGACGCGGCGCGAACGGGAGCGGCGGTGGCGGTCGCGGCGGCAAGGCTCGGCTATCCGCCGGAGCGGCAGCATTATTTTTCGGGCTTCGTGCTGAACCCGGAGGACCGCTGGCAGTGGAACCGGATCGAGGCGGCGGCGGGGGCCGCGCGGGAGCGAGGCGTGGCGGACGTGTTCCTGTGGGCGCTGCCCCAGGTCCTTCGCGACGGACTGATCCGCTGGGACGGGGAGGGCGATGACGTGCAGGCATTCGATGACGTGATGTTCCCGCTGGCGCTGGGCCAGGAGGCGGAGGTGGCGCCGACGTTCCGGACCGCGGTAGTGACCGCAGCGGGCGGCGCGGAACAGCGCAACGCCGACTGGGCAGAGGCAAGGACGCGCTATGACGCGGGGCCAGGTGTCCGGTCGGAGGCGGATGTCAGGCTGTTGCTGGACTTCTTTCGGGCCAGGATGGGACGGGCTCGTGCCTTTCGCTTTCGCGATCCGTTCGACTGGGAAGCGGCCGACCAGAGGATCGGTACAGGCGACGGCACCACCCGGCGCTTTGCCTTGGTAAAGCACTATGGCGATACGCGACGCCGGATCACGCGACCGGTAGCGGGCAGTGTCCGGGTGCGCGTCGGCGGCGTCGAGCTTTCCGGCTTCGCCGTGGAGCCGGGAGGCTGGGTGGTGCTGGACGTCGCCCCCGTTTCTGGGGCGGCAGTGACGGCGGGGTTCCGGTTCGACGTGGTCGTGCGTTTCGCGGAGGACAGCCTTTCGGTGTCGCGATCCACCTTCGGCGCCGGCGAGGCGGCATCCGTGCCTCTGGTGGAGGTGCGGGAGGCATGAGCTGGCTGGCGCAGGAGCTGACCAGCGTCGCGTTCTGCTGGCGGCTGGAGCGGCGCGACGGCGTGGCGGTCGGGCTGACGTCGCACGACCGGGACCTGCAGGTGGACGGCCTGCTGCATCGGGCTGCGCCGGGCATGACGCCGAGTGCGATCCGTCGGGAAGAAGGGCTGGAGCCCGAGACGGTGGACGCAGGCGGCGCGTTGGCGGCCGAGGCGATCCGGGCAGATGACCTGGCGGCGGGGCGCTGGGACGGGGCACGGGTGACGTTGTTCGCGGCGGACTGGACGGCACCGGCGCGGCAGGTTCCGCTGTCGAAAGGGATGGTGGGAGCGGTGGAGCTGACAGAACGGGGCTTCACGGCGGAGCTTCGGGGCCTGGCGGCGGCGTTGGATCAGCCGGTGGCGGAGGAAACCAGCCCGGAATGTCGCGCTGGACTGGGCGACCGCCGGTGCCGCGTGGCAATGGCGGCTCGGAGGCGGTTCGCGCGGACCGTGTCGGCGGACGGGCCTGCACTCGTGCTGGACGTGGCGGAGCCGGTGCCGGGCGCCTGGGCGAACGGGCGGCTTCGCTGGTTCGGTGGCGCCAATGCCGGGCTGGAGGCGATGGTGGCGGTCTCGGACGGGGCGACGCTGACACTTCGTCTGCCGCCCGCCTTTGCGGTGGAGGCAGGCGACCTGGTGGAGGTGAGCGAGGGATGCGACCGGAGTCTGGAGACGTGCGCGACGCGATTCAACAACGCGGCCAATTTCCGGGGCGAACCCTTTCTGCCGGGGATCGACTTGCTGACGCGCTATCCGGGAGGCTGATCGCGGAGGCGGCTAGGAAATTGGTGGGCACGCGGTTCCGGCTGCACGGGCGCGATCCAGCCACGGGCCTGGATTGCGTCGGGCTGGCAGCGCTTGCGCTGGAGGCGGGTGGCGTCCGGATAACGGCGCCGAACGGATACGCGCTGCGGAGCGGGGACGCGGAGACGGTGGCAGCCTTGCTGGATGCTGCCATGACGCGGGCGGACGGGCAGGTGCCAGGCGACCTGCTGATGGTGCGGCCGGGGCCGGCACAGCTGCATTTCGGGATTCGGACGACGAGCGGGATGATCCACGCAGACCTGGGGCTTGGCCGGGTGGTGGAGCGGCCAGGGGCGGTCGCCTGGCCCCTGCTGGGCGCGTGGCGAATGGGGGGATTAGGTGATGGCGACCTTGGTGCTGACGGCTGTGGGCGGTGCGGTGGGTGGGCCTGTCGGCGCGATGCTGGGCGGCCTGGCAGGGCGCGCGGCGGACGGCGTGCTGCTGGGTGGCGGCCGGCGGCGGCAGGGCCCTCGGCTGACGGAACTGGCGGTGCAGACGTCGAGCTATGGCACGCAGGTGCCGCGCGTCTGGGGGCGGATGCGGGTGGGTGGCACGGTGTTCTGGGCCACAGACCTGAAGGAGGTGCGCTCCGTCAACCGCGGCGCCAAGGGCCAGCCATCGAGCGACAGCTACAGCTACTCCTGCTCCTTTGCGGTGCTGCTGGCCGCGCGGCCTGTGTTGCGGGTGGAGCGGATCTGGGCGGACGGACGCCTGTTGCGGGGTGCGGCCGGTGACATGAAGGTACAGGGCATGTTTCGCCTGCACCGTGGCACGGAGGACCAGCCAGCCGATCCGCTGATCGCGAGCGCAGAGGGGATCGGGCGCACGCCCGCGGCGCGCGGCCATGCCTATGCGGTGTTCGAGGACCTGCAACTTGCAGAGTTCGGCAACCGCGTGCCGCAGATGACGTTCGAGCTGGTCGCCGACGAGGAAGCGGTGTCGGTGGATCGAGTGATCGGGGACCTGGCGGGGGCTGATGCCAAGCTGGACCTGAAGCTGGACGGGTTCGCGGCAACGGGCGGGAGCGTGCGGGGAGCGGTGGAGGCATTGGCGAACGCCGCAGGGGGAGAGGCAGCTGTACGGGCAGGGGGTCTGGTGTTGCGCGATGCGACGGCGCTGATGAAGGAGGTGGCAGTTTCGCTGACGGATCACGGAACCGCCGACGAGAGGGCGGACGACCAGCCGGTGCTGCGGTCCCTGGCACCGGCCGACACCGTGCCGCGATCGGTAACGGTGCTGCACCATGATCCGGCGCGCGACTATCAGGCCGGGCTCCAGCGGGTCAGCCGGCCGGGCCCGGGTTGGCGCGACGAGCGGCTGGAGGTTGCGGCCGCCCTGTCGCCGTCCGCTGCCAAGGCGGTGGCCGCATCGGTGCTGGCGCGTGCGGAAGCAGGTCGTGTCCGCCGAGTGGCGCGGATGGGCGCGGAGGGCCTCGCGATCGTTCCCGGCATGGCCGTGCGGCTGACAGGCGATCCGGGCGTGTGGCGCGTGGTCGCCGCCACGACCGAGCGGATGGCGACGACGCTTGATCTGGTACCAGTTACGCCAGGCACGATCTCCGTCAGCGCCAGTGGAGGGCGGGCCTTGACGCTGCCCGATCGTGCGGTCGGACGCACAGTGCTCCACCTGTTCGAGCTGCCGCCCGCTGGAAATGGCGAAGCCCCGCTGATCGCGCCGCGGCTGTATGCGGCGGCGGCCGGTGGGCCGGGATGGAAGGGAGCAGGGCTGCTGCTGAGTCTGGACGGGGGCGCCACCTGGCAGGACGCGGGCGCAATCGGACGCGCGGCGGTGATGGGCACGCTGGCGGAACCGATCAGGTCCGCCGCCGCCGCGCTGTTCGACGAGAAAGGCGCGTTGGTGGTTACCCTGGGCACCGATGCGATGCTGTTGGACGCGGACGATGCCGCGCTGGACAGGGGCGCCAATCTTGCGCTGGTCGGCGACGAGCTGTTGCAGTTCGGGCGAGCGCAGCCGCTAGGTGATGGGCGCTGGCGACTGGAGCGACTGATGCGGGGGCGTCGGGGCACGGCGCCGGCTGTCAGCGACACGGGGACGCGTTTCGTGCTGGTGGAAACCGACAGGATGCACGTGCTGGACCTGCCACCCGGCGCGATCGGCCATCGAGTGCGCGCGATCGCGTCGGGGCCGGGTGACTTGCAGGGTCCGGCAGACGCGGAGCTGGTGGTGGGCGGTGCATCCATCCTGCCCCCGCCCCCCGTTCATCTTCGTTGGCAGGCAGGAGAGAACGGAGGCGGCAACCTGCGCTGGACGCGTCGCAGCCGGGCGGGTGCCGCCTGGCTCGACGGTGCGGACGTGCCGCTGGTGGAGGAGCGGGAACGCTACGCCGTGACATTGCAGCGGGGCAATGTGACGTTGCGCGAGGTAGAAATCGGCGAGCCACAGCTGGCGATCCTGCCCGCAGAGCGAGTTGGCGGTCGGTTGCGTGCCCTGGTCCGACAGTTGGGCACGATGGGCCCATCGCGCCAGGCTGCACTCGATTTCTGA